TCAGGAACATTTCTGGTTAACGCCGCCATTGAGGATCCATCCATCAACAGCTTCCCGCAGGTACGCTTTTGGGTGGGTCCTGACTGGCTTGGGAAACCCGTGCCGGTTGGTGTAGTTCCAGATTGTCTGGCGTGATGAAACCCCAAGCTTGTTCATCACTTCTTTTTCAGGAATCAGGCTGGTGTCGCTCATTGGTGTCTCCAAGCAAAAAAAGAAGCCCGGCGCGGGGCCGGGCAAAAGGGATAACGGAGCAGTGCTTTCGCACCCAATAGCCAGCTCATAACTGGCTATCAGTTGCGTCAGTCGGTGAAATAGCAGAAATCAGAACTGTGCGTTCGCACAGCAATCCACCCAGGGGCTGGTTTTCCTGTTCTTGCTGCTACATGCCACGAAACGTACTGCATTTGCTGCGTATTGCTGCGCCAGTGGTTCATGCCAAGCAGACGGCGCGCTGCCGCGTTACTCTTCATAATCTCTCCTTACGCCAGGCGAAGCTAATCGGCTCTGGCGTAATCCACAGGTGGCGCATGTTCGCCACGTTCACCACATCAGAATCCCGCGGGTAAATCTCCACGGCATCCCGATCCCCATAGCCAACAGCTGACTTTATCTCCTGCAACGCATCCCAGCTGATGCCATCCTTCCACCGGCCAGAGCTGCCAATGCTGGTGGTGTTCACCGTCAGGCGAATGACGCCGTTCTCTTCCTGAAACTCCTGAACAAGAAAGTAAGAGTTAGCCCACACGTTGCTCCGCTTGGGGTCGTGGCATCGTACCGGCCACTGAGATTCCGGTACCGGCTTGAGTATTCCGATCACGTCTCATGCTCCTTAATTTTTTAATATGCTCTGTTGCCTCGAGTTCGGCGCGTATCTGCGCCGCCTCACGGTGATCGAGGTGCTCAAAATCATTATTAAAATGGTCGATTGAAGCGGTGTTGATCCGGCCCTGTCGCCAGTAGCGGACTATCTGTGATGTGCAGCTGTGGATGATTACAGGCCAACCGTGCTGGTCAGCGTAAATCTGACCCCGTTGAATTAGCTGGAACATTGGGCACCACCTTAAATTCGATTACCCAGACCCAAGGGTTGTGTTTGAAGCTTTGATCCGGATAGATGCTGTCCCATAAACCGCGGAACCACAGCCATTTATCCATGGTTCCGCCGTAAGGCGCAGGATTTGCCGGATAACCTTCTTTTCCCGCGTCTTCATAGCTGACGCTAGCTAAGCGCTCCACTCGCACGCCGGTAATCTCCAGAGTTAGGCGACTGGCCCAACGCGGCATGTGAATTGAAGGTGTCCAGCGTATTTCATCAGCCGGAGGCACATTCTCGTAATGAGTTGGAACGTGCTCAGGGTAATTCGCGCGATAAAGTTTCAGATCCGGCGCGCTGGCCCCAGCCTCTGCCCACGTCTCCCGCACCCAGATGCGATCGCCGACGGCACCGAAAGGGCAATTGAAAATGCTGCTTTCTCCGTAATGTCCGTACCACTGAAAACCACCGTCCACGCTTCTGATTAGGGCTGGGGTGTCGGGGTAATCTCCGGCAGGCTGGTTTTTCATGATGCGCCGCGTCTGCGTCTTCCGGCCGTCGAGGATGGCGCGCACCATCTCGCCGTTAAAAATCATTCCGCGCTCTTTCACTGGATCCCCCTCTGCTTATTCCTCAATTCGATAACACCCTGGCACTCAGCGCATGTTTGACAGCATGGAACGGCAGCACGCCGCGGCTCCGGGATATCCTCGCCGCATTCTGCGCAACGCTCAGCTGATACTGCATTGTGGTCGATCCGGTGAGCGGAAAGGGCAGCGTTACGCTGAAGCTCTTCAATCTCTGCTGCGGTATCGATGATATCAGCCATTTCGTGCTCTCCTGCGTTTCTTGGCGGCTCTGCGTGCCGCGGCAATGCCAGTCTTTCCACCACTAACCGGGTAGCTATTTCCGGTATATAGGGAAGGGGGAATTTCTGCGATGTTCCACGACTTCACCGACGCCAAGGTCCCGGCCATGACAGCTAATGCGATGGATGTTCGTTTCATAGATGCTCCCGGAACTGTCGGTTAATTCGGTTCAAGGTGAACGCCAGCAATAAAAAAGGAGCCTTAAGCTCCCGGGTGATTAATGCCATCATGCGGCACCGCCTTCATTCTTCTCGGCTTCGACAGCCATCTGCTCAAGCCGTAGCGATAACTCGGCGGCCAGAGTCTGGAATTCTTCCTCGGTCGCCACCGGGATCGGCACAAAGCGAATTCCGATGTGTGCGAGGTGGTTGGCGATTTCGAGGCTCTTCCTCAGATCAACTGGAGAGGCTTTGTTCATGCGGCTTTCTCCCCGGGTAATGGTTTCAGACCATCATTCAGCGTGCGCTCAAGGTTGGACAATATTCCTCGCAACCTCTTTACCTCTTCATCCTCTGTCAGTCGGCGCGTTGCTTCCCATAGCGTCCTTGTCAGTACATAGATAGGGACATTCGGGTCGAGGCCAAGCGCTTTCGCCAGATCTTGCTGAGCGTCGGTTAACCTTTCCTCAGATTCCTCCCGGCGCTTACGTCGGCGTTGCAACTCCTCTTCACTTTCCTGGCGCAGGTTCTTCAGCCTTTCATCGTTATCCCTAATGTGCTGCTCAAGGCGCTCCTTTGATCGATGTGCTCGACAAACAAGATCGGCGATTTCGTTGCCATGTCGCTTCATTAGTTTTTGGTCGCTGAGGTAGGTGTTGATTACGCGGCTTTTTATTTGGGTTCTCTCTGCCTGCCGGGTCATGCCGTCCATAAGCAGCTTCATCCAGGCATCGCGAGGAAGGGTATCAATCTGGCGCATGGTCGGCCCCTTGAGGGTATGCCATCCAGATTCCTTCCGGATCATCAAGCCACAACCATCTGGAATGTCGCTTTTCTTGAGCATGCCTTCAGGAACAGCAAAAACAACGCCGCCTGCGTAGTTGAAGTATTTGGTGTATTTCCCGGCGGTCACGTCTGCGCGGAAATCGCTAACGCTTACTTTCACCTCGTAAACGATGGGGCAGAACTTGCTGTAGCTGTGAGCAATAGAGTAGACATCCGGTCGACACGTACCGGCGGGCCCTAGTTGCATGTCCTCCCAGCAGATGCGCGCTGTGTTCTGGCGCAAATGCTCTGCAAGGTCATGAGCAAGCTCGTTATGACCCCATTTTTTTGTTGTCATTGTTCAGCTCCAAACCGCCCGTTAAGGCGGCCAGTTTTGACGACGAACTCCAGGAGGCTAACTCCCAGAGCTTCAATTTTCTTGTGATGCTTGTTGATGATGTGAGGCACCGTTTCGTTCCAGTTAGACTTTGGCTTCTTGCGCATGGCCTACTGGATTTCTTCGGTGCAGCGGCGTCATGCGGCACGGATGGCGTTGTCTGTTTCTGGCGTCATGCGGCCTCCCTGCGGGCGAGAAGTTTTGCCCCGAAAGCCATAAGCTCGTCACGGTCCACTGCTGCGAAGTGGCAGTGTGTACGCGGGTACGGTCGCCAGATGATAAGCATCGAACCTTTGTTATTTCCCGAGACCGGCTTACCGGTGACCGGGTTGATAAATGCCAGCCGCCCGGCGGTGATGAAGCGAACCTCGCTTGCGGTCTGGATCGCTTCTTTGAACCAGCCAACCGAAGTGTCTGCCGGAACCAGCATGACCGTGCCGATCTGATTTGCGCTCTCGGCGGCGGCCTTCTTAACGAACGGCGTGATGTCGCTGTATGGCGGGTTCAGCCAGACGTAGCCCGGAATGCTCAGGTAATCAGCCCAGGGCGTTTCCAGCGTGTTCTGCTCGGCGGTGATGAACTTCCGGCACAGCGCGTTATGCGGCGCAGCGGCGGCATCCAGTTGAAAGCAGAACTCAGCATCAAGGGAGGCGAAAATGGCTGGTGGTGTGCGCCAGAGGTCGCGCTGATCCGCTGGCGTGTTGCTGCCGGTGTAATCAGTCATGCCGCCTCCTGCCTTTCCCGATATTCCTCAGCGAGCCGCTGGGCCTTTAATGGATTGCTGACCACTTCACCCCATGGCATTAGCCAGCCGTTACCAATGAAGGGAAGGCACAGTGTGCCAACCCTGATGTCGTCGTGAGCGTGAGTCATAGGATGGACTCCATTTCGTCGATATAGAGGCCCTGAGCAATCAGGCGGCGACGGCGTGCGGCACGCGCAATGCACTCCTGCCGTCTGCCCTCTTGCGACTGCTCTATGGCGCGCCGGGTGAATAGCCTCGATTTGCCCTGAGGAGTTACGACCTTTGGCTTCGTGACCAGGTCGAAAGTGCGGTCACAGATGCCGTCCTCGTTGAGCCATTTTTTCGACTCAACGATCTGCGCTATCTGTCCGGTGCCGCGGGTGATGCCGTTGGCTACCCGGTTAAACTCAATCAGCGTTACGCCAAACTTCTCAGCGATTTCGCTACCGGTTACCGGGCGGCCGCGCGTCTGAATCATCCAGATAACGCGCTCACGGAGGCCGGAGAATTGCCCGGTTCGCCCGGGCCTGCGGTAAAATGGTGTGCGTTTCATTCGAGCTCCAGGATGCGGCGCTTCGTGTCCGCAACAAGTTCGAGGAAGTCTTTTCGGCGCGCGCGTAGCCGGGCTATTTCTGTTTCACATTCAGCAGCTGTAAGACGATAGACGATGAGCTGCTTACCGTCCGGGAAGTCTGAGCAGTAGCTGATGAAGTCCACCCAATCCCTGCCAGAGCAATCAAGGTGACCGACCAGTTGCCATCTGTATGCCGGATCGAAGGAGCCGCGGGTGAGGGTGGAGTAGTGAGTGGCGGCAATGACCGACTTAATCTCAACGAGCCCGTCCTGGCCAACGAGGCCGTCAGGGCTGTCGCCGTACGTTTCGTGATCAAAGAACCCGCCGTTATCCACGTCGACGAAGTTCATCTCTTCGTAGAGCATGCGGGCAATGGGCTCCTGTTCGTGCCCGCGTTCCATGTGTTCGTTTGAGAAGCCGAACTCAGACTTGCATCCCTTAATCTGCTCCAGAGCCAACTGAAGTGCGTAACGCTTGGCTGGTTCGCCAAAAGCCTTTCCATCGTTAGCCATAATCAGGCCGAAGTTGGACGCGGTTGCCTTACCCAGGCGAAGAGCATCCCACTCTTCACCATTTTGCTCGACGTCGTGCCAGATCATGATGAACACTCCTGCTCAAGTAGGCGCCGATGCTCTGGAGAAATATCCATTCTCGCCAGCACTGCATCAAGGTTGCCGTCTCGCTTGAAGGCAGCTTTGGCGTTATTCCATGCCTGCGTTTTTTCCGGCGAAAGCACCGGTTTTGTGACGCGCGCCGGGCTTAAGCGGAGACCTTCAACCGATTCCTTTCCGAACCGGACATTTTTATCGACGTAAACAGTGACCTTCACGCCTACCCAATCCTCAAGGAAGGGGGAACCGGTGATGCTTTTCAGCATCTTGCTATTGGTTGCATTCAAAATCATCGGCTTAAGCTTTTCGCCAGGGCGCAGCTCGAGCTCTTCAAAATAAGCGGTGTTAAAAACGTCTTTGGATTTTTTTGTTTTGTCGTTTTCTAACGTTGCCCGGGCGATCGTCAGCACCGTTGGCTCAACGATATCGGCGCTGCTCAGGTAAGGGGAGTCAAAAGCTTTTCGGTAGTGAGTTTTAGTTTCAGACATTTCATGCATCCTTAAAACGGGCAGCCGGTACGGTGTTGCCAGTCGTATTCCGCCTGGGCGTAAGCAACTGCCGAAATGAAATCGTTGTACGCCTCGCCAGCTTTATCGCTGCGAAGCCCTTCGTACGGGCTGGAGTCAATCGGGATCGTGAAGTGGAAGAGGCCGGACGGCTCTTTTGGCATCATGTCGATGATTTCCCGCGCCCGGTCGCCGATCCACTTCTCTTTCTCGTCGTCGAGCTGCTGCTCAACCCAGCGCCGATCTTCGATTCGGTCGTAAGTAAGGTATGCGTTCATGGTTGCCTCAGTAATGAATTTTCGCGCAGGGGATCAGGTCATCTTTCAGAGCGGTAAGCACTTCGATAGCCTGTTCGCGGGTTAAGCTTGTGTGGCTGGTGAGCGCATTAACGATGTTGGTGCCGACCGTCTTGCGGTGCTTAACGTCAGCTTCACGCTTTGCCTGCTCATCGGCGATGCGCTTCTGCTCAGCCAGTCGAGCATCTTCAGCCTGTTTTGCTTTCAGTCGCTCAGCTTCAACTGCCGCGGCTTTTTCGCGTTCTGCCCGGGCTTCTGCTTCCTGCTTCTCGCGAGCTGCATGCTGTTCCGCTTCGACGCGCTGGCGTTCAGCCAGCTCTGCACGTGCTTTCTCTTCAGCTTCACGGCGCGCTGCGGCTTCAATCTCCGCTTTGTGCTTCGCTTCGGCATCGCGGCGGGCTTGTTCTGCCGCTTCGCGCTTAATTCGCTCTTCGTGCTCACGCTGTGCCTGTTCCGCCTGGCGACGCTGCTCTTCGCGGTCACGGTCGAAATCCTTGTTCATCAACAGAGCAATTTCGTGGTCTGCTTCGAACTTGGCCACCAACTCCTGATCGAACTTGATGTTCATTTCAAGCGCTTCGGCGTGCAGTGCGTTCATGGCTTCTTCAGCCTTAATGCGTTCCTGTTCGGCTTCCCATTCGGTGAGGGGGCGGCGGGTGGCATCACGCAGCTCGTCACAGGCATCAACGAATCGCTTAATTTCAGCCTCAGCCGGACGCACAGCCTCTTTCAGTCGCTTCAGGTACTCACGGCCAGGCTTTTCGATTGCCGTCTTGCTGCGGGACACCTGCGCCGCCAGAGAGGCGACACGGTCACGGCCTTTCTTCGTGGACAGGTCCGGCACTTCGTTTACGGCCTGCCGGATTTGCTCGAGATAAGCATCAAGGCCGCCCGCTACGTACAGCACCGGCGCCTGTTCCGGCTTGATTTCGATGACAGTTAAGTCCGTTATTTCGCTCATGGTTTCTCCTGAATTTTGGATGTGCAGATCCCGCCCGCGTAATGCCAGGCCGATCGGTTGAATAGGGGGGTTAGTGCTGCGCGATGGATTTCGCCGGGAACTCGCCGTTGCGGAGAATGCTTTCTACCGGCCAGCATTCAGCTGTTACTTTCTGCTCAGTAGCTGCCTGGCTGCATTCCTGCTGGCTGTCGTAAACGCCGAGAATGACGTCCTGATAATCACCGTTGGTCATTGCCACGGTCAGAACGAGTGCGAATAAAGTTTCCATCAGTGAAGAGTCCTCCCGATGGCGACGGCGTAAAGGCGCTTTGCTTCTTCCCACGCCGGAGCATTGCGATGGAGTACCGCGAACGACGCGAGCCGTTGAGCCTCTCTGATCTGCTGCTGGTTTACCATGATTTCCTCTTGGCCTTATCGCGGCGAACGGAACGGTTAATACAAGACTTCAACGCATTTATTCAGTGTTTCAATGGGCGGTGGATGGCCGCCGGTTGTCATAACTAAGCCGCCTCGGTGAAGCGACTGAGGTATGAAAAAACCCGCCGTGGCGGGTCTTCAGAAATAGTCTTTGTGGTCGCGCATCGCGCGCTCGAGAATTAGCTTTGCATCTTCAAAGTTGGCAGATTCAAAAGCCTCTCTTACGGCCTTAGCCAGGCAAGTTGCATCGCTTTCATAGTCGTCAGCTCTGCTTTCCCAGTTTGATGCCTCTTCTTCAGCCTCATAAAGGCGGTCGCCATACTCGCACTCAAGTTCCTGACGAACTTCATCACGAAGCTTCTCCTTGATGATTTCGGAGGCTTCTTCAATCGGCATTGTTTCCAGAATCGTCTCTGGCTGATGAGTGCCGTACTTCAGTGAGATGTCTGTAGCAAACATGCAACCTCCAAAAAAATGCCCGCGCGCTGGCGGGCCAAGAAGACTTTTCCAATCCAACCAGAACAGGATCATCGTCTCCTGTGTGGTTGAGATGGCAGTATTACCATCACCAAGCATCGGCGTCCGGTGCTTGAGGCTGGCTCTGTCGTTACCCGCTGATGCGGGAGAAATGCTTTGTGGTGCAGCGCCGGGTGCTTATCTTCCGGTTGCCGTCGATGCAGCTGCAATTCACTGCACTACAAAACATTCCAGTTACGCACCATTGCCGCTCTCCCTGAGCCCGCCGGGCGTCCGACGCATGGTTTACTGTCGCGCCGTTCGACTGACCGAATCTCCACTTCGCCGCTGGCTAACTTCGCTCAGCTGTCGATGTTTCGTTTCGATGGATTGAATATACAAAACGTATTCTTATCATGCAATACGAAATGTATAATTGATGGGTGGTTTTGTGATAACAAATTGTATTCTAAGGTGATTTATTTTTTTAAATACCAGTGCTACGCTTAAAAAAACAGCAGGAGGGATGTGCATGGTTCTGGATGAAGAGCGTATAAGCATGAAAATTCAGGCGATGGGGCGGGCGGTCATGGAGTTGTCACTGGCAGATTTACCTATGACCCAGCAAAACATCATCGGCAAGCTGGAACGGTACCGGAAGGAAACGGGAAACGTGACAGGTAAGGAGGTGAACAGGGATGCGGCGGAGATAGTGCGGAAAGGGCAATAAAAAAGCCCGCACGGGCGGGCAGGTAGTGTTGCGATAGTTATTGTTATCAGCTTCAGGCTGAATAGTTATCGGCAGAATGGGGGATAGCTTTATGGGTGGGCAATAAAAACCCGGCGCGGTGGCCGGGTTGTGCTGGGTTAGCGACGCTTATGAGCGGGTCCAGAGCGTGGGTCTTAGCGCTCAGATTCTAATGCGTCAACAATTGGTTGTAGTACAGCGTCAAGGTCTGCGCTGCTCATGCAATTTTTAGCCCAAGATGAACACATCGCATGCCAGAGAATTTCAGAACCAATATTTAACGAATTGGCAGCTGCCCTTGGCCATCCATGATGATCTGCACTGCTCATAGAGGCATTCAATGCATCTATAGTTTCTGCCGGCTCTCTTCCTATCTTCTCTGAAATGTTTGGCCAACCTTGCTCTTGCAGAGCATTGAAAACCACAACCTCAGGGGCATCATCCCCTGGCAAAATTGTACATCCTTGCGCCGGGGATTGATCCCCATCGAGATAGACAACAGTTGTTCTAGGGAATCTATTATTATGCGCCATTTGGCCCAATGCCATGCCAACACTTGCGGTTCCAAAAGGAATAATCATAACTCTAGATAATAATTCTCTCTCCCTGGAGCTGGCGATGACTTCCGACACTAGGGTTTTAGCTACGACATCTTCAACATAAACGTCGCACTCTGGGTGGTTTTCCTCATCCATTTTTGTCATGGCGAATTCCGGGCTTACACCACTTACAGCTGTTTTCCCCTCAACACCATTCATGAGATATATTCTAGCTTCTGGAGGCAGCTCAGAAAGAATATAAGGAGAGTGCGTCGTAATAAGAATCTGAAGCTCTCTTTCCCTAGCTAGATTGGCTAGGTCACGCATTAAACGTCGCTGAGCGCGTGGATGTAACGATGTTTCTATCTCATCAATCAAGATAAGACCATACTTTGGATAATCCACAGCAATAAGTTCAGTTGCGGTAATTTCTCCAGCGCCTTGGTGAAATCCAGAATACCTAGTACCTTCGTTTGAAATTACCGTTACTGGTCTCTTGGCATCAATTGTGGTTGTTGATAATCCGGCTGCCGTATAACTCTTACCGATGATATTTTTAAGCCTATCAAGCCTCTCTTGGTCAAATGCTTCATGAGATTGCTCAGTAGAGCCACCTTTAAGTAACTTTAAATATCCCAACCTAGCATTGACTGGCTGCAGCCTACTTAAGTCCACATATTCAACCCTTCTAGCTGGCCTGTCTGGGTTTCCTATCCAGCGATTTGTTGGTTTCCTAATGGATTTAACTAAAGAGTTATGACCTTCTCTATAAGAATAGCGAATGTAGGCACTTTGTATTTTTTCGAAGGGGGTGTCCGGGAAAAAGAATGACGCAAATCTCTTTTTCTTATCTTTATAGACAGATGCAGCACATTGCAAAACAGTACTTTTACCAGACCCATTCTCTCCAACGAGAGCTACTATAGGGAATTGAAAATCAACCCTCTGTCCCGACCAACCTCTAATACCCTTTATTTCAAGCCATTCAAGGCGTTTAGGCCACGATGTTCCGGTTTTCCATTTATTTATGAGCTTCCGCATTTCTTTAGAAATCGCCATAGTTATCCTCAATTATATTTTTATTGAATCCCGGATTATGTTGAATCAACCAAGCTTTTCATTATCCACGGGAAGCATCACCAGCTATGCGCCGACCAGAACATCTTGCCGATCAGACCAGCCGCATCTTCGTCTCTACAGCAACACCGATAATTCGACAGTTACCATTCACCGCTACCAATGGCCACTGTGGATTTAAACCCTTCAGGTACTTCTGCCCACCGTCGATCACCAACTTCTTGAATGTTGCCTCGTTAGAATCGGATAGCTTTGCTATTACCAGACTGCCATTTACCGCATCTCTACCGGTGTCGAAAAGTACATAGGTTCCTTCAGGTATGCTCAAGCCAGTAGGGGCTGTCATTGACTCGCCCTCAACGAGCAACCAGAACGCGTCACCCTGAATGTGAGCATTCGACTCAAGCCACAGATCTATATCTTTTAGGGTGTATGGCTCAACCGCTTCGCACCATGAACCAGCCTGGACACTGCTGATTACTGGATACTTGTTACCAGGATTGTAGGGGCCAGCGTACTCCACATCACCCTTAAGCGTGTCGTCAATGATCATACCGCCAGCTCCTACGGAGAAGTTCTTTTTGCCAAGGAACTGCAATATTTTTGCGATCTCGGAAAGGCTTGGCTCACGCCGAGCGTTCAGCCAATGACTTACCGCACCTTTAGTAATACCGAGGTGCTCCGCCAGCTGTTCCTGATTGATGCCCTGACTTTTCATCAGGGTCTTAGCTAAGTCGTACCATTTCATAGTCATACCCGAATGATACAAGTTGTATATATTTGCGCGAGCCACAATTCGTATATTTTACTTGCGAACAAAGAATACAAAACGTATATTTAAGTTGTTTAAAGGAGACCCGACATGAACAATATCCGAAAAATCCGCAGAAACATCGGTTTGACTCAGCGACAGATTGCCGAAGAGCTGAACCTGTCGACAGGTGCGGTTTGCCATTACGAAAAAAATAAACGCAGCTTAAGCCTTGAGCAGTGCCGGGCGATTGTTGCAGCTCTGAATAAGCATGGCGCTTCAGTAAGCGTTGATGACGTTTTTCCACCAATCAGCAACAACGCCGCCTAATTGGCGGCCCTAACCACGAAAGGGAAAGCAATGCATTCACTTGCGTATCAACAAGGTAACAAATTTTCGCCAACGGCGATGATTTACCAGAATCGCCGGGAACCTGATTCCACGGCGTTAAACATCGATGGGATCCGCGCAGCCGTACGCGCCTGGGCAGCTGCCTGCCGCAGCCGTGAGTTCGTCGCAGCGCTCATTGTGGAAGAGTGGCGGGCTACCGGCGGCACCGGTCTGGATATCCCCGCTGACTCGCACCGCCAGATGCAGAAGGTATTCCGCTGGATCGACGGCGACACCGAATACGCCGCCAACAACATTCGCCAGCTGGCCCCGGCAATCATGTCCGTCCTGCCGCTGGAGTACCGCAACCGCCTGGCACCCCAGAATGACACGATGTCGCTGATCGCCTCTGCGATGAAAGAGTGTGCCGAAGCTAAGCAGGCCGTGCTGCTGGACGCACCAGAGCATCAAAAGCTGAAAGAGGTAAGCGAGGGTATAGCGTCGCTGTTCCGCCTCATGCCGGAGCAGGTAGGGCCGCTGATGACGATGGTTACGTCGATGCTGGGGGTTATGTGATAGGCACCAGAAAAGAAAAAGCCCTTGAAGCGGTAACTTCAAAGGCCTTCCAAACACTGTGTTACGCCAAGTAACGGGAGTAAGTATGTCAAACACCGCAGAAATTCTCAACTTTCCCGCTGTAGTTTCGGGAATACAGGAGCAACGCGTGGCCGATACAGACGATGGGTACACCCGTCTGGCAAACGAGTTGTATGAGGAGCTTATCGGCGCGAACCTGACCAAAAATCAGGCCAAGGTAGCTCATGCTGTTTGCCGCAAAACCTATGGGTTCAACAAGAAGATGGACCGCATAGCAGACTCACAACTTTCGGAGCTGACTAGGTTACCTCGCCAGAAGGTTAACACTGCCAAAAACGAACTCATTGCGATGAATGTTTTGGTGTCCGACGGCATGCTGATCGGGCCCAACAAAAACTTGAGCGAGTGGGTTATTCCAGGCACTAAACCTGCGCCAAAATGTCACCACGGTAGTGACTGTCACCATAATAGTGACAGTGTCCCTATGGTAGTGACAAAAAGTGTCACCAAAACAGTGACAACCATGTCACCAAAATGGGGACACACAAAAGACACTATTACAAAAGACAATAAAGACAATATTAATAAACCCCCTAAATCCCCCAAACCGGCTTCGTTCGATCCGGCTGGTGTTGACCTTCCTGAATGGCTGTCAGTTTCAGTCTGGAAGTCATGGGTCGATTAT